AAGCGTAAAAATGACAAATTAGCATTGGCAAAAGCTAAAAGACAAACTACCGGAACACCCGGATATCGTCAATATAATAAGTACACTAGTCCGGGAACAGTAGCGCCTGCTGTAGGCAGACCTTGGACAAAGTAATTCGACTGCTAAAATGTAAGTAAATAATAGTATGTCAAATACGCCTACCTTAGTTAAAAATCCTTACGTCAAAACAAAATTCAAAGACGAACAAGAATTAAACGACTTCATTAAGTGCTGTGACCCTGAAACGGGTTATCTATACTTCATGGATAATTTCTTTATGATTCAACACCCAACTAAGGGTAGCATGGTATATCATCCTTGGGAATATCAGAAACGATTAATTGAAACATATCATAATTATCGTTTCAGTATTAGTCTAATGCCTCGACAATCAGGTAAGTCTACGTCAGCCGCAGGGTATTTACTTTGGTATGCTATGTTTGTACCTGATTCTACGATTCTTATTGCGGCGCACAAATATACAGGTGCTCAGGAGATTATGCAACGTATTCGTTACGCATATGAAAACTGCCCGGATCATATCAAAGCAGGTGTAACAACATACAATAAAGGCTCATTAGACTTTGAGAATGGATCACGTATCGTTAGTGCAACAACTACTGAAAATACAGGTCGTGGTATGTCTATTACACTGCTATACTTAGACGAGTTTGCGTTCGTTCGACCAAGTATTGCTAAAGAATTTTGGACAGCTATTACCCCGACGCTATCTACTGGTGGTAAAGCAATTATCACAAGTACTCCAAACAGTGACGAGGATCAGTTTGCATTCATCTGGAAAGGTGCTAATAAAACTGAAGATGCTTATGGTAACAAAACTGAAATAGGTGTAAACGGATTCAGAGCATACAGAGCATACTACACAGAGCAACCAGGTCGAGATGACCAGTGGGCAAACGAAATGAGAGCACAATTAGGCGATGATCGTTTCCGCCGAGAAATTGGTTGTGAGTTCATTATTGCTGATGAAACGTTAATTAACCCTAGCACGTTGATTGAAATGGAAGGTGTGGAACCAACATTCCGTCAAGGACAGATTCGCTGGTATAAACGACCTGAAAAAGGTAACATATATGCTATTGGTCTAGACCCCAGTTTAGGTACAGGTGGTGATCCTGCTGCTATTCAAATTTTTGAAGCCAACACCACAACCCAAGTAGGTGAATGGAAACACAACAAAACTGACATTCCCACACAAGTAAAATTATTGGTTCAGATAGCCAAATATATTGTTGAATGTACCGGGGAGCCTAACAATATCTACTACTCAGTGGAAACAAATGCAATAGGTGAAGCGGCATTAGTATCTATTGCTGAATTTGGAGAGTCCAACATACCCGGAACGTTTATGGGAGAGAACGGGAAGAAGCGTAAAGGTTTTAATACAACTAACAAGAGTAAGTTAGCGGCTTGCGCTAAGTTTAAAACATTAGTTGAGTCTAAAAAAATGACCATAAATAGTCATAGTCTTATAACTGAATTAAAGAGTTTTGTTGCATTGGGCGGTAGTTTTGAAGCTAAAATAGGTGATACTGACGATTTGGTCATGGCCAGCTTACTTGTAGTGCGCATTCTACAGCAATTAAGTGAGTACCATTCTAATTTAGATAGTTATATGCGAGATCATGAAGAATTTATAGCCCCATTACCTTTCTTTGCGGTAGTGGGTTAACCAGAATATTGATAAATAGTTTATTATGTCAAAAAAACAAGAAAGCCTAAGGGCAGAATTACAAAAATTATTAAGCAGGGGCGGTCGCACTGTTATTAATAAAGGCAGCGACGGCAAGGCAGTTCCTGTACCTGAAGAAGCAGAAGTATTTGAATTTGACTTTACCAAAGACGGAAAAAGTTATGGTAATGTATTTGTTTCAATTGATGGATTACACCAATTGATTGTTTATTTCAATGACGAAGTTTCAGGTAGCCCTAAGAACGGATCAAATGATAGTGAGTCATGGGAACAACTAATTAAAACATTAAAGAGATTTGCTATGATGAAACAACTTAGTTTTAAACTAGCTAACATAGATAATTTGGAAAATGATATGGCAAAAAGAGAACATACTAAACGTCAAGAAAAGATGTATGAAGGTTATCATGCACAGGGCAAAAAAGCTAGCTATAGCGACAATGTACCTACTACCAAGATAATCATTAAACATAAAAGAGAAATGCAAGAGGGCGAGCAACGTTTCCGTCAGATTGATAAAATCTTTATTGAAAATGCAATCGGTGAAAGAATGCTAGCTCCTACTGATAGACCAGGATTAGCACGTGTGTTTGCAAGACATATTGCTGAAGGTGGTAAAGCTAATGATGAACGTTGGAATCATATTTCTGGCTTATGTGAAGAATATCAACAAATGGCAGGGTTTGTACGTGCGACACGTAATGGACAATTCAACGAGTCTGCACAAAAATTAGTTAGTGAAGGTATCAATCACTATCAAAAACTACGTGAGTGTTTGAGTAAAATGTCAGGTCAACGCGGATACAATGCATACTTTGAAAGCTACACGCCTGCATTGATGGAAGACGAAGAACAAGTTGACTTAAGCGAAATGTTTATGTCTAGTAGCTTAGATCCACGTATTGAAAGCGTAATGCCAATACTAAGCAAGTTAAGTAGAAATATTACAGAAACTTCTGATATGGCAGAAACAATTGCATTAGAAGAATGGGCATCTGAAATTATTGGAGAAGCACCTGAACTAACTAAGTCTAAGCCTTCAAAAAAAGATGTTGCAAAAAAGATGCATGGCATTTTAAGTAAGAGTGTCAATAAGAGTAACATGGCAAGAGTGAAAACTCGACAAGAGGTTGGAAGCCGTGTTGCTGACATTGGTGCAGGCGGCAAAGAATATAATGTTAAAACTGATGCAGCCTGGGATGCTAAGGAAAAAGGTTTAAGTGAAGACTCGTTTGACAATCCAGTAGCCAGTGCTATTACACGTAGAATCTTGATGCAACGTGCAGACTTATTAAGCAAATATGGCCCTCAAAAAGTAACAGCCGCTATTGATGATGTTGCTGACTTTGTTGGTGATACAGATGAAATTGGTTCAAGTGATGTTAGTGGTTGGGTTAAGCAAGTAGAACAATCATTGGCTAGTATGGGAGAAGACAAAACAAATGAAGGTGTATTAGACGCTGTAAGAAATAAAATGCAATCTGGTTCTATGCTAGATCGAGTTCGTTCTGGTGCATATAAGAAGCCGGCAGCACCAGTAGCGCCAGCGACACCGGCAGCACCAACAGCACCAACAGCACCCGCTGGTTCAGCTCCTCCAGGGTACGATACAGAAACAGGTAAGCCATTGCCCCCTGAAGCTAGATTCGACCCGCACACTGGTAAGCCTCTTCCCGGTTCAGTACCAGCGGCACCTGCAACACAGGCAGCACCTTCGGCAACTCGTCCACCATTGCCATCCGCACAGGCAGCGGCACAACCTCGACCAGCTATTACAGCAACACCAACTGCTACGCAACCAGCAATGGGTCCAGCTGAGTTACCGAGTGATTGGAAGTTTGGTATGGCTGTACCTAGAACAGTATGGAAAGCGGGTGATGATCCTAATAAAAACCCAAACAACCCTATCATTGTGCAAATGGCTAAAGTTAGAGATGCATTGGTTAAGCAAGGTAGAGGTAACCCAGATGCAATACAAGATAAAATTACTAGAGCAAGTAGAGGTCAAGAATTTGATCCAGCAGGCATGACTGGCTGGGTAGATGAAGGTAAAAGTTTATCTGAAGGTCAACAAGACCTAGATGCCATCAAGCGTCTATTGGGTAAATAAGTTCTCAAAAACCTCACTTAAAAGGTGAGGTTTACCACATCCGGCATAAATACTATTGACATGAGAAAAAAGTATGTTATACTCTATCTTGTGTTAGTTGCTTCATGGTGAAGCGGCGACAATAAAACAGACTCCAAGTCAATGAAATAAGGAAAATTTATTATGGCATCTTTAGCAGAAATTCGTGCTCGTATTGCGGCACAAGAAAACAAATCAAACAACACTGGTTCTACCCAACAATCAGACAACTCAGTCTACCCTCACTGGAATATGGATGAAGGCACAACAGCTAGTCTACGTATCCTACCCGATGGTAACCCGAACAACACGTTCTTCTGGGTTGAGAAACAAATCATCAAACTACCATTCAATGGCGTAAAAGGTCATCCTGAAATGAAGCAAGTAATCGTACAGATTCCTTGTGTAGAAATGTACAATGATGGTTCAGTCTGTCCTATCTTGGCAGAAGTTCGTCCTTGGTATAAGGATGAAACATTGAAAGAAATGGCTAACAAATATTGGAAGAAGCGTAGTTACTTGTTTCAAGGCTTTGTTCGTCAAAATCCAATTGGTGAAGACAAGCAACCTGCAAATCCAATTCGTAGATTTGTTATCTCTCCACAAATTTTCACAGTTATCAAGTCTAGCTTGATGGATCCTGAAATGGAAGAATTGCCAACTGACTATATGCGTGGTCTTGATTTCAACATCAAGAAAACAAGTAAAGGTGGTTATGCTGACTACTCAACTTCAACATGGGCTCGTAAAGAATCTGCGTTGACAGAAGCAGAAGCGGCAGCAATTGAAAGTTTCGGTCTGCACAACTTATCTGACTTCTTGCCTAAGAAGCCCGGTGAAGCAGAACTCCGCGTTATGAAAGAAATGTTTGAAGCATCAGTTGATGGTCAACCATATGACAATGAACGTTGGGGGGCATACTATCGTCCATATGGATTAGAAGCACCTGCAGGAGCGACAGCGGAAAAAACAACAGCGTCTATTGCAACTAGCGCACCCGCAACAGCACCCGTAGCAGAGTCTGCACCATGGGAAGATGAAGTTAGCAAAGCTGAAGCATCATTTAGTGAACCAATCGTAGTTCCTAAAGCAACTCCTAGTACTGATAAAACACAAGACATTCTAGCAATGATCCGTGCTCGTCAAAACAAGCCTGCTTAATTGAAATAGAGAACGGGAAACCGTTCTCTCTATTAAGGAGAAATATATGACACTACCAGACGAACGCTACCGAGCTATTAAGCAAGGTAAAAAGTTATTGGAAGAATTATGCGATCCTGGTAAAACACCCAGAGTTCCTAGCATAGTTCGTGACCGAGCAAGGGGCGCATTACGGCACTACCCCAACGATTGGGAATTAGATTCATTAGCAGAAAAATGTCCCGATCTGTTAGACAAACAACCGTTTAGTTTGTATACTAACGGAACACATCGATAATTAGGAGATACAATGGCAAAACCATTTGATGTAAGTAAATTTAGAAAAGAGATTACTAAGAGTATTGAAGGTCTTAGTATAGGATATAACGACCCTACTGACTGGGTCAGTACAGGAAATTATGGACTTAACTATCTTATTAGTGGTGATTTTAACAAAGGTGTTCCTCTTGGCAAAGTCACTGTATTCGCTGGGGAATCTGGTTCAGGCAAGTCTTTCATTTGTTCAGGTAACCTGGTACGCCATGCGCAACAGCAAGGAATCTATGTAGTATTAGTAGATAGTGAAAACGCACTTGATGAAAAGTGGTTGCACGATTTAGGTGTAGACACTAGTGAAAGCAAGTTGCTTAAACTAAACATGGCTATGATTGACGATGTAGCAAAGACAATCAGTGAGTTTATGAAATCATATAAGGCTTTACCTGATACAGATCGTCCTAAGGTATTGTTTATCATTGATTCATTGGGCATGTTGTTAACACCTACTGATGTTAATCAGTTTGAAGCAGGTGATATGAAAGGTGACATGGGTCGTAAACCTAAAGCACTTACTGCACTTGTTCGTAACTGTGTTAACATGTTTGGTAGTCACAATGTTGGTCTAGTAGCAACTAATCACACATACGCTTCACAAGATATGTTTGATCCAGATGATAAGATTTCAGGTGGTCAAGGCTTTGTTTACGCAAGTAGTATCGTAGTTGCTATGAAGAAACTCAAACTCAAAGAGGATGAGGATGGTAACAAGACTAGCGAAGTCAATGGTATTCGTGCAGCCTGCAAGATTATGAAAACTCGCTATGCTAAGCCTTTTGAAAGTATTCAAGTTAAAATTCCTTATGAAACAGGAATGAGTCCATACAGTGGCTTGACTGATATGCTTGAGAAATCAGGCGCATTGAAAAAAGAAGGCAATAGTCTTGTGTATACTACCAAAGACGGAGAGATTCTTAAGTCATTTCGTAAGGGTTGGGAATCAAATAAAGACGGTTGCTTGGATAAAGTTATGCTAGAATATACTGGTGCAACTAAGAGTACTCTAACCACAGAGGCAGAAATAGAGGTAGCAGAATGAGTTTAGATTTGGTTGCAGAAGTATGGGAAGTCTTACGTGACCACGTTGATTTCAACGAACGAAGTGATGCTGCCGACTCTTTAGTAAACTTCTTGATGGATAACAACTATGAAGTTGAAGATATCAAAGATGCGTTTAAGGATAAAGATATCACTAAGGCATTAAAGGGATATGCAGAACAACATTTCCAAGAAGAAGAATACGAAGACTACGAAGAAGACATTGACACTGATGATTGGGATTAAATGTCAGGAAATTGGTATACCCGAGTAAGTGCAGACTTATCAAAAATACCCGACTTCTTATCATATTATGACGCAGAATTAGCCTCTGCAAAGAGTGATGTTAAGATTTACGGCAATGTAGAAAAGAATATTTCTGCGTTGCCGGGTATTACTGAACACCGCTTTAATCAATTACAAGAGATCGAAGCGGTGCTTCAATATCTCAATCTTCAATTACGTAAGATTCGGCGTAAGCACTTTCAAAAATATTTAGAGGCATATAACAGGGCATTGAGTGACCGAACTGCTGAAAAATATGTTGAGGGTGAAGACGAAGTTATTGATATGGAAACAATCATTAATGAGGTTGCCCTACTACGCAACAAATGGTTAGGTACAATGAAAGGTTTAGATTCAAAGAATTTCATGCTTGGTCATATCGTCCGATTGAGAGCAGCCGGCATGGAAGACATTACTGTTAGTTAAGGATAATATTATGGCAACACTTAGCACCCGCAATCTCCCAATTCCACCGTTGACGCTTGGTAACACTGGTCCAAGTTACGGCAGTGTAACTCTTGGATCTAATAATGTTTTTAGTTTAGATTCATTTATGAGTGATAGGAATATGAATCCAGATGTAAAGAAATATGAAATATATGAAAGTCCGATCGACCTGTTAGCATTAAGCAGTGCTTGGAAAAGGTTGCGTGATTCGGGAACTGCACAAGGAAGAATAGGCAAACTCTTAGACAAAGATTTATTTGATTTATTGATTAGTGAAGACCATGCACATGCTGAACGTATTCGTGATTACTATAGCAAAAAAATCATAGTGTGGAAACTTAAGGGTGAAAGAATGTCTAATTATAGAAATGACTTAAGCACGTTCGTACATAGTGATGGTACAAAATTTCGTGAAGACATGTTAGGTCTAGCCTATTACTTACCTGCATTTTACGAATATGATATTCAATTAGATGATGTTCGTCTGCAAGTTCAATCAACTGGTATCACAAAGAAACCTATGATTAATTCTAGTAGAATTTTTACACCCATCAAACGTATCACACAAAAAACAAAACGTATAAGTTCTGTACAGTATTGGTTGAAGGATACTAAGAACGACCACGCCGCTATGATACAAATTGAAACAAAAAATCAATTGGAGCATTTGTGGAATCATATTTTCAACACCAGTGATTCGATTGAGATTAACGGAAATTTTCATCTTAAGCAACGTGATAATTTTGAATACTTGAGTATTACAAATTGGAACTTAACCCATAGTTGACATTAAATGGATTTGGCTCTATAATAGAGTCTTATTCAGTCAAAAGGAGTTGTTCATGGGTTACAAAGTTGTTGCAGACAAGTATCAGATGGATGAAATGCGTACCAAGTATGGTCCACGCAAGGGCTTGGAAGGTCCGTTCAACTTCTCGGGTCGTGTGTTGTATTATGACAACAAAGAAGGTGCCTACTATGATCCTACTACGGATTTTTATGTTGAGCAGTCTGAAATGGATATAATCCACTCTAGAATCGTTGATATTTTGAAGGCTTAAAATTTGACAATAAATGGGTATTGTGCTACAATACTTGTATTGAAACTGATAAAGAGGACTACGAAATGACTACA